TTATTATAACACATTTCCTAGTGATTGTAAACGTATAAATAGATAAAAGTTTTTGAAAAAGGAACGAACATGGCGGCACCCACATCAAGGCAAGGATTAATCGACTATTGTCTTCGTAGACTCGGTGATCCTGTGATAGAGATAAATGTAGACGACGATCAGCTTGAAGAAAGAATCGATGATGCTTTACAGCTATACCAAGAATTTCACTCTGATGCAACCGTAAAGACTTATCTAAAGCATCTGGTTACTGCAGATGATGTAGCTAATGAATACATTCCTATTTCTTCTGATATTATATATGTATCACGGCTCTTACCGACTAATTCTGCGTTTGGTTCATCTAGAAACTTCTTTGACATTAAATATCAAATGATGCTTAATGATATTGCTGATATGCAAAACTTTGCAGGAGATCTGGCTTATTACGAGCAATTACAACAATATCTATCGTTGTTAGATTCTAAATTAAACGGACATCCTCAAGTAGAATTTGCACGTAGACAAGATAGACTATATATTCATGGTGCTTTTGCAGACAAAGAAATCAAGGCTGGAGAATATATCATTGCCGAAATATATCAAATTGTAGATCCGGAGACGTACACGAGCGTCTATGATGATATGTGGCTTAAAGACTATTCTACTCAATTGATAAAACAACAATGGGGTGCAAACTTAATTAAATTTGAAGGAATGGTTCTTCCAGGAGGAGTTCAGCTAAATGGTCGTCAACTTTTTGATGATGCTATAGCAGAATTAGATAGACTTAGAGAACGCATTCGCTTAGAACATGAACTTCCCCCTAACTTTTTTGTAGGTTAATATGGCAAGAAATATCTATTTTTCAGAATCTGTAAGATCTGAACAAAAGCTCTACGAGAATATAATCATAGAATCTTTAAAGATGTATGGTCAAGATCTGTATTATCTTCCTAGAACTATTGTTAATGAGAATAGAATACTTGGCGAAGATGTATCTTCTAAATTTAGTAACTCGTATAAAATTGAAATGTACATAGAAAACACGGATGGATTTGATGGCGAAGGAGACTTATTCACTAAGTTCGGAGTTGAAATACGCGATGAAGCAACTTTCATTGTGTCTAAACGACGTTGGAATACTACGGTTGGTAAGGTTGATAACCAAATAGACGGTGAACGGCCAAGGGAAGGAGATATTATATTCTTACCTATGTCTAAATCTATGTTTGAAGTTATGCACGTAGAGCATGAACAGCCCTTTTATCAACTGGCAAATCTTCCAACATTTAAGATGCGTTGTCAATTATTTGAATATAGTGGTGAAGATCTTGATACAGATTTATCTACGATAGATACTATAGAACAAACTAACGCATACGAGTTTGATATGGTATTAAGCGGAGTAACAGGATCGTTTATCGTTGGAGAACGAGTGACACAAACTCTTACTGATGGAACAATACTTGGAGCTGAAGTATCTAAATGGGTATCCAGTACTAATTCACTTTCTGTTATACACTTAGGTGGAAGTGATGGTAAATTTCATCTACCTTCAACAGCTAAGATAATTACTGGCGCAGAATCAAATGCTACAGGAACAGTTACATCGTTTACAGAAGATAATCAGTTACACGGTAATGAGCAAAATGATGATTTTGGCAATCTAGACTTTATTGACTTTAGCGAAACAAATCCATTTGGGGATCCTAATTAATGTTTGGTAATTATTTTTATCATCAACGAATACGTAAAGCCGTTGCAACTTTTGGTGCAATGTTTAATGATGTATACGTTTTGCGTAAAGATTCTAGTGGTGGTATAATTAACACACAGAAGGTTCCGCTATCGTATGGACCACGCGCTAAATTTCTCGATAGAATCAGAGAAGTGCCAGATTTACAAGAAGCTAGAGTAGCAATAAAGCTACCACGTATGTCGTTTGAAATAATGAATATATCGTACGATCCTGCAAGGCAGCTGCCAAAAAATAATATTACTGCTAGACCTAATGTTGCTGGAACCGTCTTATCTAGAAATAAAATTGAAGTAGGTGTTCCGTATATTATCAGCTTTCAGTTAAGCGTTTTTGCGAAAATGCAAGATGATGCGTTACAAGTGGTTGAGCAGGTTATACCATACTTTAATCCTCAATACACATTATCGATACAACCGTTCGAAGACATTGAAACTATTAAAGAAGACGTCCCTATTATTTTGACTGGCGTCACAATGAATGACGATTATGAAGGAGAAGTTGCTTCTAGGAGAACTATAGTATATACTATGGACTTTGACATGCATGTTAATTTCCATGGTCCAGTCTCTAGTTCAGGTATTATTCGTACTGCTATTACAGATATTCTTGATATTAGATCAGGCCTAAACGATTCTGATATTCCTTTAGAAAGAATTACAGTAACTACTAATCCTTCCGATGCCAGCCCAGATAGTGACTTTGGATTTACAAATACAATTATAGGAATTGACAGTGCATTATGATGGATTCAAATACTGCTAATAACGATTTCGAGTACGCTCGTAAAATATATCACGACCTTTTAGCAAAAGGATCGGAATCTATGGAAGAAATGATGGAGGTTGCAAGAGCGACTGAACATCCTCGTGCCTTTGAAGTTTTATCTAATATGATGAAAAACATTGCTGACATCAATGGTAATCTTATGGATATGCATAAGAAGAAAAAAGATTTTCATCAAAATAATACTAAAGCTTTACAAGGTGGAACTACTAATAATAATGTGTTTGTAGGATCTACGGCAGATCTACAGCGTATGCTACAAAGTGAGATGATTGATGTTACCCCAAACCCAAAAGAATGATACATACCTAGGCAATCCTAATGTAAAACGAGACGGAATAGTAGCTCAATGGACAAATGAAGAAGTCCTAGAGTATGCTCGTTGCATGAAAGATCCAGCGTATTTTGCTATAACGTATTGTAAAATTATTTCCCTTGACGAGGGATTAGTTCCATTTGAGCTATATCCATATCAAGAGAAAATGTTTAATGAGTTTAACGCTAATAGATTTAACATTGTATTAGCATGTCGACAGTCTGGTAAATCCATATCTTCTGTAGCGTATCTGTTATGGTATGCATTATTTCACTCAGAAAAAACTATTGCTGTAATGGCAAACAAGGGTGCTACGGCTCGTGAAATGCTTGGCCGTATTACGCTTATGCTAGAAAATTTACCCTTCTTCTTGCAGCCTGGGTGTAAGGCTTTGAATAAGGGTTCAATCGAGTTTTCAAATAATTCGCGTATCGTTGCGGCAGCAACATCTGGATCTTCAATTCGAGGTATGTCTGTGTCGTTATTGTATTTAGACGAGTTTGCGTTTGTTGAAAATGATGCTCAGTTTTATACATCGACTTATCCGGTTGTTTCCTCTGGTAAAGATACTAAAATTATTATTACCTCAACTGCAAATGGTATTGGTAATGTATTTCATAAGATATGGGAAGGGGCTTCTCAGGGCATAAACGACTTTAAGCCTTTTCGCGTTGATTGGTGGGATGTTCCCGGCAGAGATGAGAAATGGAAAACCCAGACAGTAGCAAATACGTCTCAGCTACAATTTGACCAAGAGTTCGGTAATACATTTTTTGGCACCGGCGATACGCTAATTAATGCAGAAACTTTATTAAAGCTTCGAATGAAAAACCCTGTGCGCTTCCTAGAAGGAGGCGACCTTAAAATATATGAAGAAACACAAAGCGGGCATGAATATATCATGCTAGTAGATGTTTCAAAAGGAAGAGGACAGGATTATTCTACATTTAATTTAATCGACATAAGCTCTAGACCTTTTAAACAGGTGGCCGTATATCGCAATAATACTATCTCTCCATTACTCTTCCCTAATATTATATATAAGTGGGCGAATTCTTATAATAAGGCATATGTCGTAATTGAGTCAAATGATCAGGGTTCGCTTGTGACAAATGGTCTTTATCATGATTTAGAATATGAAAATATGCATGTCGAATCTGCGATTAAAGCAAACGCATTAGGCGTAGAGATGACTCGTAAAGTTAAGAGACTTGGATGTTCGGCGTTTAAAGATATATTAGAAAATAATAAGTTAGATATTGTTGATGATGATACTATATTAGAAATATCTACATTTGTTGCTAAAGGTGTTTCTTATGAAGCTTCTAGCGGTAATCATGACGATCTAGTTATGAATTTAGTGATGCTAGGTTATTTTGTATCAACACAATATTTCTCGGATATGACAGACATTAACTTAAAAGAAATGATGTTTAAAAATAAGATGAAAGAAATTGAAGATGATTTACCTCCTTTTGGATTTATAGATGACGGTCTAGATGGAATTCAAAGGGAAGAAGATAGAACAGCCGGGCAGTGGGCGATAGAATATTTGCCAGATATTTAAATATTATAAATAAGACTGAGTGAAAAAGAATCCGTATTATGAACCCGCATATAATTTAAATTTTCGAGAGGACAGAAATTATGGCATTTTCAGAATCTCCAGCAATTACCATTAGAGAGGTT